CCCGGAAGCACCGCCGCGTGGCCCCCGCCCGCCCCGGCCTGAGCCTCGGCCCATCGCTACGCTCGGGTGCTCGCTTCGCTCGCAGGCCGCTTCGCGGCCCCTCGCCCGGCCCCCCGGGAACCAGCCGGCCTGACCTCCTGCATGCTAGCCACGCCCACTGCTCGCTGCCGCTCGCGGGCCGCTAACGCGGCCCCCGTGCCGCCGCACACCCATCCACTGTTCGCCTTTCCTCCGATTACAATGCGCCGACCAAGCAACTGCCCTTGTGTCTCTCCGGGGGATGCAGGGCACGCCTCCACATCCGGACTCATCCACCCGGGTGTGGAGGCCCGCATCGCGGGTTTTGAACGCCCCTGTGGGGCTACTCCATCACCGCCAACTCCGGTCGTGGACCGCTTTGGGTGCGCTTCACCAAGAGCCGCGCTTCACCGCCGCCCACCAACAGGTACTGCAATGATTCCGCGACGTGGGAATAGTCGTTCTTGTCTGGCATATCCCTGTACTTCGCTGCGCCTCCGACCTGCACACGTTTGAGTGCGTAACCGCCCGCCATCGCCTTCCTCAGGATAGCACACTGTGGATGCACGATCAGTCCAGGCGCGCCGTCAATGAGCCTGGACAACGCTCCTGCCACGGATTCACGCCGCTTGATGAAGTCGTTTGTCGCCGCTGGTTGTGCTGGTATACCCGCCTTGCGCAGAATCTGAAACGGTGTCACTTCATCCGTCTGCGCCCGGACATCGCCCGCCGGATCGCCTGTGATCTTCGCGAACGTGAATCCCTTGTAACGCTCGTTCATCACCCGCCTGAGCACCTCGCTGAACCGGACCGCCCCCATATCCTCGGTGACGAGCTCGCTGTGGACGCGCCACTGTCCCATCGGTGTGCGTTGCGCGATGGTGGCGGCCGGTGTCAGCCCAAAGTCGATGCCCACATACAGAGGCCACTTCTCTGTCACCTCGAACTCGGCCACGTGCACCGAGTCTTTGAACTCAGGGTACACCGGCTTTCCATCGCGCACATAGCCGTACTCCCCGTGGACGTACACCTTCACCCAGTCCGGATCCTTCCCGGCAACCTGTCGCTCGTAGTACTGGTCGGGCAAATGCTCCCGGTTCTCTGCGTGTTCGCTTAGGCCGCCGGGTTGTTTGAAGAACCGCCAACCTTGTGGCTGATCTTCCTCAGCCAGCTTGTACCACCAGTGGTCTGAATCCGGTGGGTTGGTATCGGCAATGATCCCGCTCCAGCCGGTCCCGCCCATGGCCATACTCGGGTAACGACCCACGCGTCCTGTCAGACCATCGATGACGGGCTTCGGCACCTCGCGCGCTTCGTTCACCCAGGCCCCGGTCAACTCCATCGAAAGCAGCTTCGAAATGTCCTGAGGCCGGTCCAGTGCCACGAAGAGCACCTCCAGGTCCATGTCGCCCATCTTGATGTGGTGAAAGGGCGGGCCTTCATCCACCCACCGCCCAAGCTCCGGACTCACCCACTGGTGCCACGACTTGATCGTTGTCGTTCTGAGCTCGGGATAAGTGTTTCTGATGACCGCCCAACGGCTCCTCCGAATGCCGTCCTTACCCGGTTGCTGCAACGACGCCCTCCGGAGAATCTCCATGATACAGACAGTGCTTTTGCCGCTGCCGAACGGGCCCATGATCCCGCGAAAGAAAGAGTCGTCCATCATGAACGCCTTGGCCACCGCTCCCGCTGGTTTGTAGATCGTCATTGAACTCACTACGAAAGGTCGATCCTGATGTTGAGACCGCCTCCAGCCGTGTCGCCTTTCAAAGCGACATGTTCACCGTACTCCTTTGGCAGGATGCGGCTTGCCGTCCATTTACGGGTGTCGATCCGCATCTTCTGCCACGTCACCCAGCCTTGATCGACCCTGCCGTCCTCCAAGAGGGGGGGCTTTTCATCACACAACGCCACAAGTTCTTCCGCGAACCTGTGCGCCTGCACCTCCCTTGCGGCCTCAAAGCCCGCCTTGCAACCTTCGTGATCCTGGCTGACCCAATACCGAACCGCCGCTTCACTCGGCATCCCGGGGCTGACGCAGATCGCCCGCAGCGATTCCCCAAGGCTGATTCGTTCACAGATAACCGCCATCAACTCCGGGCTGTACCGCACCAACTGTCGTTGGCCCGGCCCTCGTTTCTTACTGGGGACAATCTCATTCATCCCTAGGGAATCGTCCTATGCCCTCTGTGCGGTTTTCTTTTGTCGCGTACCACCTCGCTCTCCGTTTCAGCCCACCATTCCGCGGCCCTAACCCGTTCTGCCCGCCAGCCCTTCCCGCCGCCATCTCCAAGGCCTTCAGTGTAAAACAAGCCACCACACCGCACGCTGGGGGAGTCTTGTCCCCCGCTGACCTCCCTCTTGGCGTGCAGACGCGTCACTAGGTCGTCCCGCTACGCGGCCCGGGGAAGGCGGCTCCGCTCCGTTGGCTGCACCCGCGCGCCCTGGGCGCCAGTCGCGGGTTCGTCGCCCTCGCTACGCCGCCCTTCCCGCTGCCACCTCCATGGCGTTTGCCTGCAAAACACCGTGTGCCACTGCGCGCCGTTCACCCGCACACTGCCGAGGATGTCCAGCGCGGCGCGCCGAAGCTCCTCTCAGAAATGTTTGCGCAGTTCCTGCGTGAGGAGTCGTGGCTCCGCTTCACCGCTCAGGCGGGGCGCGGCAGCGCGCCAGTTCCCGCCTTCGCTCTGTCGCTGCGCCGGCCACCCGCTTCGCGGCCCCAACCGGCGTGCTTCGCACAGCCGCAGTACGCTGTACCTCCACCGTGTCGGCCCCAGTCGTTGCGTCGGTTTTTTGAGTTCTTCATCAGTTGCTGCGCATGAAGAACTCAAAAAACCTCCTCCACTCCTTCGATCTCCTCCCACTGTCCACAGTGCAAAGGGCCTGTTGCCACACCCTGGCTGCAGAGTGTGCCTGCCTCTCCCTAAATGTCCCCCTCAACTCCTTCGACCCCGCCAAGGAAACCAAAATCCATCCCGAGCTCAAGAAAGCTGGCTTCACCAAAGCGATGCTAAGAGCCCTTAGCCTCCAAAAAGTCGCCGAAGCACTCACCGAGCCTCCCTTCTACATCTGAGCCTTGGCGGGCCACCCCCCGCCTTTGCTGAAAGCGTAGGGCTTTACTGAAAGCGGGCGTCTTTGACGAACCAGTCTGTCTGGGGCTCTGCCCCAGTCCCCGCGCCTTAGGCCCCGGCGGGGGACAGGGGTGGTGCTCAAAGGCACTCCCGTACCCCGCCCTGTGGCGGCGTCTTCAATCTGTATCGGTCCCGGGGGGGAACCAAAGACACTCTCCATGGGCCGCCCCGCTCGGGGGGGCCGGTAGGGGATTCCCCTACCCAAAAAACAGGCTCCACCCGATAGGCAGCGCCCGCATCGCACCCGCTTTCGGCTGTGTTAAAGCCCTCGAAAACAACGCTTTGAGGCGTGTTTTTCTCTGAAAAACATCAAACCTTTTGCCCCTTTAATCCGTAGCTATATGTGGGGGAAGCGTTTCCCCCGCAGGCAGTTAAATGCGGATTTAGAAGGGAAAACTGAGGTATGAACACGCAGGAAATCATCAGCAATGAACAGGTCAGCAGTTTGGAACGCATCGCCGCCATCATCGCCAAATCCGGCATGGGTGGATTCAAGACCCCCGAGCAGGCCACCGTCGCCATGCTCCTGGCCCTCGCCGAGGGCATCCCCCTGGGCAGAGTGATTCACGAGTACCACGTCATCAACGGGCGTTTGAGCCTGCGCTCCGAGTGCATGCTTGCCCGCTTTCAAAAGGCGGGGGGCACCATCCAGTACATCGACCGCGGCCCCGCTTGCGTCACCGTCTCCGCAACGCACCCCAAAGGAGGCTCGCTCACGGTCAGCTGGACCATGGCCCGCGCCCGCGAGGCAGGCCTCACCGCCAACCCCACCTGGCAGAAGCATCCCACCGCCATGCTCTCCGCCCGCGCCACCGCAGAGGCGGTCCGCGCCGTCTACCCCGCGTGCCTCTCTGGCATCATCACCGAGGAGGAAGCCGTTGAGATCACCACGCCCCCCAACAACGGAAACGGCTCCCATCCGCTCCCCGCAGCAGTCGCACCCGAGTCCATCGCGGCCCTTGGCGACGTCTACGTCAACGACAGGGCCGCAGGCCCCTTAGAGCGCCCCTCCGGGGCTCCCTCGCCCCGTGGGCTCACTCCAGCGACCCGCGCCTACACCATCATCGACGGGCAACGCTACGCCGCGCCAACCCGCCGCCGTAAAGGCGAACGCTCCCCAGCATTCAACGTGCCGCAGCAGGATCCGGTAATCCTCACGCAAGAACCCGAGGCCGCAGCCCCAGAACCCGCACCGGAGGCACCCGCGCCCCAGCCGGAAGCGCTGGAGCCCGCCGAGCCCGCCGAGCCCGAAACCCACAAGCCAGGGAGCAACGTCGCCTCTTTCTGGCACCCGCTTGACGATGCCCTGGGCGGCCTCAATCAGGAGAAGCTCAGCGCGTTTCTCCTGAAGCAGGGCATCATCGCCGAAGGTCAGTCCTACAAATGGTGCGGACCGACCATCACGCGCCGCATTCAGAAGCAGCTCCCCAGCTTCCTGAAAGCCGCAGGCTTCGAGGAGGAACTCGCCTCCTAACCACACGCAAGCGCCACCCCGCTTGCAAACTCTCAAACGACCTTTCGCCATGTACTTCCCCGAAGAAGAAGACGAAGACCCGCCCTTCTGCGATGGCTGCGGTCAGCCGATGGAACCTGACGCCGACGTCGATATCGACGAAGACACCCGCCGCCCCTACGTCTCAGGCTGGACCGCCCGCTGCATCAATCCGGACTGCCCCGACTAGCACCCCGCCAAAGGCCTCAGACGCCCCTACAAAGGCCCCTTCGATGAATGTCGGCCGGTTCCCTCAAACACGGGGCCGGCCTGCCTTTTTTCAGCCTCCCGTTCCGCCGCGCGCGCGCGAATCGCGCAAACAATCACTCACCCTCAGCCCGACTTCTCGCTCCCCGCCAACGCCCCAAAGCCAAAGGAGGAGAGGAGTAAAATCCCCAAGTCTATATATATACGCTCTCACATTAACTCATAGAGAACTTACTCCTCTACTCCTTCAAAAAAGGGCAAATCTGAAGGCGCAAAGGGGTAGGTTTCGAGCAACCCAAAACCCTTACAGAGAGAACCCCCAGTTTTTGGGTGCTCCACACTTCTCGGCAACCTACTCCGTTGCCCCGCAAAACACCGCAAATTTGCGTATGCTCTCTCTGTAGCCGAGTGGCATTTTTGCGCCCTTGAAAACGAAAATGCCGCCAGACATGACATCTGACGGCACTCCGTGACCCTCGTTGGCGCAGCGTCCTACGCCAGTAACTCCGGTTGCTGCACCGGTTCCACCCGGCGGATCACGTACAGTTCGACCCCGCGGACCTGTCCGCCCCGCTCCACCTCCAGACCGTACTCGCGTGAAAACACCTCACGGTTGTCCATGATCCTCCCCAGGTACCGCCCCACCGCCGCTGGGTACTGCAACAATTCGCACGCCAGACGCGCACTCGAAAAATTGCGGTCCGTAAGTGCGGCCTGCAACTCAATGGCACGCCCCCTCCAAGGCTGTTCGAGAATACCAGCGGCGAACGCGAGCTCCAGCAACTCCGCCAACACCGCCTCTGGATTTGTCCGTCTGAGCGCTCTGAGCACGTGTCTGTTGTGGTAGCTGCGCACGCCACTCCGCTCCTCGAAGTAGCGTTCCGGGACCGTCCAACGCTCCAAATCTCCGAGCAAAAACGGCAGTTCACGCCTGACTTGTGTGCGGTAGGCCTCCCGTTCCGCCTCGGTGTCACCGGGCATGGGCGGGGAGGTCGCGTTGCAGCGCAGCAGGTGAATCTTGTCGGCAATATCGGGCGTCACATCGGGCAGCACCCGCAGATTTTCATCCGTGTCGTTGCACATGATGAACAGTCTTCCGAAAGGTATCAGTGTAAACGGGGTGTAGTACTTCCGGTGGATACTTATCTGACTTGAGTACAGGTACGCCTTCAGGTTCGCCGCAAACTGCCTCCTCACCCGGATGTCCGTTGAACACTCACGGTCGTCGATCTTCCAAACCTCCCCGGTTAGGAGCTCCCCATTGAACCCCTGGCTTTCTGACATGAACGCCTTGAACGCATCCACCACGCGTCCGCCAAGCAGGGGTGCGATTACCTGTTCGAACAGGAACGTCTTCCCACAAGCCCGAGGCCCGACCAGCGCCACCGCCTGTCCCGGGCGCACGCTCCTCCGACCTCCGTGAGTCGGCCCTGCAAGCGCATACTTCAGCGAGAAAGCTCCGTTTTTGAGCGAGGCGAGCAGCACGTAAAACTGGTCCCACCCCACCTCCTGATTAACCAGTAACCGCCGTAGCAGCTCATGGATCACCGGCCAGCCCGCGCCGAACGTATCTGTTTCCTCCCGCACCACCGCCTCAAGCATTTGGGGCTCAGCGGAACAAAAATATCGCTGTCCCGCTTCCTCGTGCAATCCGCGCCTGTATCCTGGCATGGGGCCGTCGTAATCGATCGCGGCATCACGCCGGACCTTGTACAAAAGCTCGTGTGCCTCGTCCGGACCTGACGCGGCCTTTTCAAACATCAGCGCCTTGACCGCTGCCCGCTCACTGATGGCGATTGAACGTCCGTCCGGGAACTCCTGCAAAAAATCCTTTTGCGCCGGCCGATAATACAGCGTCGACCGTCCCTTTGACGAACCCCGCCGCCCGGATTCAAATTTGATGATGCGTTCGCTCATGTGAGTAGTCCTTCTATTTCAACCCGGTCCTCCGGGAGCAGATCCGTGCAGTCGTTGAGATCCTTCACCGGGCTTCCATCGGCCCGGCGCAATCCTTCCAGTTCGAACGTGTCCACGGCGCAGCCAAGCCCGTGCAACAACACAGCCCAACGATCCATTGCCGCTCTTCCAGCGACATCCACATGGGGCACCAATCGCACCTGTTTTCCACGCAGCCACTGGGCCGCCTCCGGATGCAATTGCTTTACCGATGCCCCGAGTATGGCCACCGGCAGCCAGTTTCCGGCAGGAACCGCAAAATGGTACGCGGCAGCAAGATCGCCGGAGCCCTCGACCCAGAGCAGTTTTTGAAAATGCTCCGTCCATGGCCCGTCCAGGAGCAGGCCCACCGGCCAGCCCTTTGAGCTTCCCGGCAGCGTGTGCGTCTTGCGCGCCCCCAAGCGGCCCGTGGCCACAAACGGAGTGCCGTCCATGCGTCGCGCCTCAGCGCAGTGCCCGGACTGGTCCGTCACAATCCAGCTGGGCTCTCCGCAGACCGTTCCAAACCGCAGCACGCCGCACTGCTGCATCGAGGCCACCGCCCAGAAATCCAACTTCCTCTGCGCTGCAACTGTTTCCAGCTCACTCCGGTTGCCTCGTCGTAAATCCTCGGGAAAGCGCACCCGCCTTTCCCCCTCGTCCACAGGGGCTCGCCTCTCCTCAAACGCAGCGCCACACAGACCCGCGTAATGTTGGATAGCCCCCCATCTTGGCAGGCCGAGATGCCGCTCAATCAAGGTGACCTCGTCGCCCCCGATCCGGCAGGCCCCGTTACAATTCCAGAGCCAAACATCGCCGCGTCGCGACAACGAAAACGCCGCACCATTGACCTCCCGATGAAGCGGACACTTGTGGTTTCCGGGCCCCGGAACTTTGACAAAGAGTCCAAGCCTCACCAGCAACTCAGGCAGGGGCAGCGTCCTTTTGAGCACATCAATTTTACGCACAATTAGAAGGGAAGGCGGTCGGGATCAACGCCCCCCTTGGCCCCATGCTCGGCCAACCGCGCCTTCTCCACCGGAGCGCCTTCGCGCGGCAGCCACCTGCCGATGCGCAGCCGTTTCTGCCCCTGTTCCATCTCCTCCTTCAGCACCAGTCGCCCCGTCTTCCCCAACCAGTCGCCAGCTTCCACCTGGACCGCTACACCCACGGAGAAACCGATCCCGAGCGCCTGCATGACCTCCTCCAACTTCCACTGCGCTTTCGGCGAAAAGGTCAGCAGTTCCCAAAAATCTTCCCAATCATCGTTGGCTTCGTCGAACACCCGCGCCCGCAGACTGTGCTGCGAGAACTGCCCGTCCTTCGACACCTTTTCCACCGCCCCCACGATCTCGCACGGGTACGCTCCCGCTTTGATGCTGCTCAGTGCCGCCGCCTGTCCGCCTGCTGGAGTAAAAATCGCCATGTTTTCTGTTCTGTTGTTTGGTTTGTGAATTGTGAGTTGTGATCTGAACCGCTGCCTTTTACGCCTGCACCAGCGAGGCGCGCCGAACTCCCGTGCGCCGCACCATCTCCTCAGGCACGAGGCTTCCCGCCATTTCCTTCGCCCAGAGTTCGCGAAACTTTTTGGCACCCAGAGTTCCCTGGGCCTCCAGCACGCCTCCGAGCGATAGACTCCCGGCCGCAACCAACCGCGCGAGATCGTCCGGAAACACCAGCTCCACTGGGCCTCCTTTGCGCAGTTTCCATCCGGGGACCGCGTCCCCACCGGTCTCAAGCAGCTCGCGGGCTCGCGTCTCGGCCCGGTCCCGGAAATCATCCAGCACTTTGCAGGAAGACAGAAAGCGGCCCAACCGTTCGGGATCCTCCAACACCCCCTCGAAGTCGGTGCGCGCAAGTCCTGCTTGGCCGTCCAATGTCCCAGGCGTCGTAACCTCAAGAGCCTGTTCCGCGGCTTCGGTGCGGGCTTCGCAGGTCTGTGACTTCACGCACCACCCGCAATACTCGCACAGCTGGGGTTTCCTGTCCGGATCCACCGCCCGCACTAGCACGCCGTTGACGATTTCAAACGCTTCTTCGTAGCTGAACTGGTGGGTCACCACCTGCCTTTGGTCGCAAAACAGAAGTTCGCAGGTCCAGCGGCCGGCAAAGTGCATTTCCATAAGCCCCAACGCGTACGCAGCCATCTGTTCGCGGTAGTTCCTGATCTGCCCCGTCTTCAAGTCAGCCGACATGAGCAGTCCGGGCACGATGGCATCTGCCGTGCCGATGTGCTCCATCCCCGGTGTCTCCACCCTGCAATGTTCGTCCAGACTCAGAATCTCTTCACCGCACGCCATCGAACGCAGGGTCCACGCCGCCCACTGGACCGCCTGCATGTCCTCTTCGCCGAGTCCCTCCATGCGGGGCATTTCGCCGGTGGAGAGCAGCTCCCGGAAACAGCCGTCGAGCAGCGTCCCCCGGGCAGCCGCCGGGCCGGCCACGGGATTGGATTCGTAGCAGGCACATCGCGCCAGCTTTGGCAGTGAGGAGTGCCTGATCGCCGCAGGAGCGCTTGCCTCAACCGGCAGGTTTTCCAGTTGTTCGTTGTTTGTTTTCATCTTCAGTTTTTCGAAATTAATGTTCGCGCAAACCGCTTGTGGGGTTGCACTAATAGCTACGAAGCTAGTGTCCAGAAGGTTTGAAATATCTTGAGAAAACCCCAGGCAAATCACCCCAGCACGCACTGCCTAAACACCTCAGGCGCAGCGAGGACTCGTTGGATGTAGGCGTCGGACAGGTTGCGGTAGGTCTGCCCTTCCGAGATCTGGCCGCGCTTGAGCAGAAACGCGGTCAATCGGAGCGGCTCGATCCCCGCCACGACCGCGTCCAGACTGTGACCCGCAGCAGGTTTCTCCGCAGCACCGTCCGGTTTTGGCGCTGTTGTGGTCTCGGTCTCCACCGTCCCGCCCCCGCCCAACAAGGGCGCGAGCGAGTCGATGTGAAACGGCGCGCGGTCGGGAATGCCGCAGCGGTTTTTGGCATCGTGCGACGCGGAGTGTGTGGCATGGAGCACGCGTTCCCTGCCGCCCTGTGCGCGGGTGCGCCCGCCGTCCTCCACCAGGCTAACCCGGAAGTTCGCAAACAACACGGCGTCCATGGCCGTCTTGATCGGTCCCGCCACCCGGTCTGTGAGGCGCAGTTCGTATTTGTCGTAGCCATCGGGCAGGTCCGGCGGCTCGATGCGTTTGACCCGCGAATGGGCGAGAAAGAGAACGTGAATACCGCAGTCCACAAGCCTGTTGGCCTGATCCACCAAGGCGTCGACCCGTTCGGAAAGAAGCGCGTACCCCTTGCCGTAGCCCAGATCCCTGAGCGCTGAAACGCGCTGTTCCCTGCACAGTTTGCACTCAAGCAGCGGCACGGCGGAGTCGATCGTGTCGAGCACCACCGTCTGGTAGCCGTGCCCTGGTTGCAGCAGAAACGCCATGGCCCTTTCCACGTCTTCCCAAGCGCGTACATCGACCCGATCGACATCGTACTCGCCGGTGCCCCGTTCGGCATCGAGGAAGAGGGGTTTGGGGAACTGCCGGGCGAGGGTGGTTTTGCCGATGCCCTCGGGACCGTACAGCAGGACTTTTTTGGCTTTGGGCCGTTTTCCCTTGGTGATGTTCATGCGCCCCTATTTTGCGAGTTCCTTGGTTTGCAGCGCCCGGTCCAGCAACGGCAGGACACAGGGGCGCACGATCAACTGGCTTCCTTCGCCCCTGAGGGGGAGAAGGATATGCCGGTACTCCCGCCGCCAACGGTGGGCGGTCCGGCTGCTGACCCCGTAACGGTTTTTGATCGCTTCGATCAGAGGGACAAAATCATTGCTCATTGGTTGTGTGCTTTTTGGTTTGAGAAAGAACGCGTCCCGCCTCCCGTGCGCTTGGCGCCTCCGGCTGTTCGGACTTGGCGCGGCGCCGTTTCAAATAATGTGCGAGTGCCCGGGTTATGATCTTTCCGGGCGTCTGGCGCTTGAGCGCGGCGGTGTCCAGCAAGGCCGCTTTAAGACGGGAATCCATGCAGAGATTGAGTCGGGTTTTGGGGTGGGATTGATTTTTCATGGCAGTTTAGTGCGCCTTTTGGCGTACTATTTCAATCGCTGGCACCCCAGTCCTCGGATGTACTAAGAAAAAAATTATTCCATTCGCCAGAACCGCCCCTTTGGGCGCACTAAGTACGTATGGATGCGAGGACCGTAGTCAAAGTGGTCGGATCCTGCCGGTTTGAAAGTGGAGGAAAGACAAGGGGCGGTGACAGGCTTTCTACGCCTGCCGCCGCCCCGTAACGTTCTGGTGTGGA